CTCACCAGCTCCACCACGGACATCACGTGCCCAAAAAATAATCCTAATTGTTGTGAGAGGGTCTTCATTAAAAGCTTTCGAAACCTTGGCGAAAAGTCTGTCTTTGCTCGCACCACGCATCGCTCCTATCTGAAAAAATAAGTTAACACAATGATTAAGTGAAGATGAGTTTGTGGTCATCCCGTTCTCAGTCGTTGTGTCTTTTTGTTGCATGGCGTCGATTAAATTCATTATGGTTAAATTTTCTAAAGTTTATAACTAGATATAAATATATATTAAAAATATGGCCCTGTCAACCCCTACGTTAGGAGCTTTTTTAAATAATTAATAAAAAAAGGATGGGGGAATAATGTTTCATATTCTCTATACCCCAATACTTTTTAGAGCGGGTGGGTGGAACGAACCACCATCTACCTACTGGAATGTACGTCGCTTTCATTAAGCTACACCCGCATATTTTTACTTTTTATTAAACCCACATTTTTCTTTAACTCTGTCGGAAATTGGGATTGGTTCTCCTTGTTCATCTACTCTCACAAACTTTATATTGGTTGTCAAAATAATAGCCTGTCTACCATCATATACGTTATGACTCCTAGCTTCTACCTTTAAAGTCACCGAAGTAGTTCCAATAGTTAATACCTTACCATATATCTTAAGTAAATGCCCTTCTTTTGCCGGTTTCTTGAATAGACACTCTTCTATAAGCACTGTAACCATTCTTGGTGAATCACAAACCTGAGAAGCGTAAGCTGCTCCAGCGGCGTCTATCCAGGCTAAAAGTTTTCCACCGAAAAGATTTCCGTGAAATCCTAAATCTGATTTTTTTACTGGGTGTGTACTTATTAGTTCCATTTAATTTATTTTCTTTCACAGGTTTCTCTTACCTGATACACCCAACCACTGTCTGAATTTATAGTTAACAAACCACATATCCTTTCAGCTTCGTATCTAGTTTCTATATCCCAGATTTGTGATAAACCATCTGTCAGTAAAACGTGTGTTTTTTTACCTTGTTGGTTGGTCATTATTTTTACAATATTATATGCCATACTTTTAAATTATTTTTAGTTATAGATTAAACCAGTTCCTCAATAATACCTATAACTTCACTAATCAATAATATACCCATTGCAATGAATGAATCAAAAGGTATAAATGCATACCCTATTAATCTTACTCCTGATTTTAGAAAGCTAACTAGCTGATGTTTTTTTGCGTCTGGTAATTGTTGTTTCACTCTTTTTGTGTCGTTTTGTAACCCTCCTGTTCTTGTCATGTTTTACTAAGTTAAAGTTATTATCTTTTTGTTTTGGTGAACCCGATAGGGTTCGAACCTATGACCTATTGCTTAGAAGGCAATTGCTCTATCCAACTGAGCTACGGGTCCATATCTAATACAAATGTAAATATATTTTTTTAAATTACCAAATATATTGTATTATTTTTTACTGATTGGGTTGAAGAGTGTCCATAATCCTTTTAGTTATCTTGTATGGGTCTCCGTTTGAGGATGGTCTCCTGTCTTCCAGATATCCTTTCCAATTATTTGCCGTATCTATTGGGATTCTTATCGAGGCTCCCCTATCCGAAACACCATAACTAAATTTATTTATATGTTGTGTTTCATGTAACCCTGTAAGTCTTTGTTCGTTAAAAGAACCATAAGACTCTATATGTTCTTTATGGTAAAAAGATAACGTATCACAAATACCCAAAAATAAACTTTCCCCACCCACATCTCTCATTTCTTTTGTTGAGAAGTTAACATGCATACCAGAACCATTCCAATCTCCCTTGATTGGTTTTGGGTGTAATGATATTTTTACATTGTGTATTTCGGCTAACCTATGTAAGAGGTATCTGGAAATCCATAAGTCATCCGAAACTTTTTTAGTTCCTTTGCCAAATAGTTGGTATTCCCACTGACCTAACATTACCTCAGCGTTTATACCTGTTATATTTAACCCAGCCCCCAAACAAACATCTAAATGCTCTTCAGCTAATTTTCTACCAGACACAATACCACCACCAATACCACAATAATACCTTCCTTGTGATTCTGGATATCCGTCTTTTGGGAACCCAAGTGGTTCGTTACCTTTAAAAATGACATATTCCTGTTCGAAACCAAACCAATTATCATCACCACTGATGTCGTCACTAATTAAATGTCTGGTATTTGTTATGTGTGGTTTACCTTTCGAATCCAAAACCTCACATAGAACTATAACCGCATTGGGTCTTTGAGGGTCCTTAACCACCCTAACTGGTTTTAAAATACAGTCAGAGTTATTTCCTGTTGATTGTTTTGTTGAGCTACCATCAAAAGACCAAGTAGGTAGTATTGTTGGGTTTAGTAATTCGTTAATTGATTCAGCTTCGGCTATTTTGGTTTTGCTTCTTAGGTTTTGTTCCTCCTCATAACCATCTAACCAAACATATTCCATTTTTATTCTCATTATTTTATATATTTTTATTAAACACTATAAAATATATGAATATATTAATTAACAATCAATATGTTTTTTGTCTTGGTTATCTAACCTTTTAGTAGGTTTGTAGTTCTATAAATATCTTCAACAATATCTACAATTTCTTTATAGAAATTTTCATTTAAAGGTTCTACCCTACCTTCTTCTTTCCATCTCTTTATTTTATCTTTACCGTCTTTCTTGTAAGCATAATTATTATCCATATCAAAATCTTTTTTAAACTTATCTATGTCATTAGGTGTTGCGTTACATGGACCACAACCACCTTGTCCTGAAGCTGGGCCAACACCTGACCAACTAGGTCCAGCCATACACTCAGATTTAGTTGCTCCTAACCAAATACCAAAGTGTGCTGACCAAGACATATTACATGCCCATTCTAATAATAAATTTTCTTTTAATATCCTATTGAATTCTTTTGGCGGCACACCTGAAGATTCTACTAGGTTCCAAGGAAAACCACCAGGATAATTTGTGTCAAAAGGAGCATTTGGTGGTTTACATAAGTTAACTTGTTTACAACATTTTTTAAATTTACCACCATTAACACAAACCCAAACATCACAACATATTTCTTGACCACAACTTTGTTGACAATCTTGTTTTGTTGGGTATGTCGGACTCATCCAATGTTGTGGATTTTTTTTACAAGTGGTATTCCCCTCACACCACCATTCACCAGTATAACATGCATCTTCACAATTAATTAATGAACTATATTGCCCATTACCTGTTCCAGGGTCACTACAATTACCATTACCATCACAATCCCATGAAGAGGGAATAACACAAGCAGATTGACAAGAATTTAATGAACTATATTGCCCATTACCTGTTCCAGGGTCACTACAATTACCATTACCATCGCAATCCCATGACTCATCTGGTGAACAACTATTATTACAGTCTGTTGGGTTAGTATATGGGGCACTATAGTCGTCAACAGCAACACAACTACTAGAAAAAATAGCTTCTTGTATGTCTACTCTACGAATCTTCTTTTTTTTCTTGGCTTGAGCTTGACATTCCCATTTTTTACACCCGTTTGGGGAATCAATACAAGCTGCTATATTTGGGTATTGTCCAGCCCCGATTTGGTTTGGGACACACTTCCAACCACCAGGTGCTGTAGCCTCAACTTCACAATTATACCCAGAACCTAATTGTTCGTAAATATGTCTACCCATTTCCTTTTATTTTTGAGTGTTTTTTATGTAGTAGTCTAATATTTTCTATGTCTTCCCTAAGTCTTACAGGTTTGGTTATACAGTCGTCACAGTCAAAATCATAACAACCCTTAGGTGGTCTTCCACCTTTTTGTGTTTCACACCAGGAACAACAAACTGATTGAGTTGTTTCTTTTTCACCAAGGCCACATTCCTTCATACACACTTCTTTTGATTTGTATGTTTCACCACGTGTATCTTCCTCATCAGTTGGTTCACAACCATTAGAACATTTATAGATTGGTGCCATTCTAGGTAGTGGTTGTCCCATACCATTATTAGCTGGACAACATGAACAAGCTTCTGGTCCATAACCACCACCAACCCAATAATTCGTTCTTAAATCAAAACCTTGTGAGTTAGTACTACTTCCACCACCTGAGTTGTAATCTGCACACCACTCACAATAACTTGATTGACCCGCATTAAACCAATTAGCGTATGAAGCTCCAACGATTGAACCTGTTGGGAAATTAAGTACTGACCCACCGAAATTCATATTTATAGGTGGTCCATTCCAAACAAAATCGTTGTTTGTTGGGTATCCTGAAGGCCACCCATGCCAAGGATGTCCAGTTGGACAAACCCCATTACTTTCACACCCAGCAGCTTGACAAGCTGCCTGACTTACATATTGACCAGCACCAAATTGGTTTTGGATACATAGGAACCCTGAAGGTGATGATGCATCCACTTCACAATTCCACCCAGAACCTAATTGTTCTGATATTAATTGTTTAAACCTATTAGTTTCTTCTCTTACACCTCTACCCATATCTTCTTTTGGTTTTGTTTTATACCCTAACGTATTATTATCATCTACCCATGGTGTTTTAGCTGAACAAGGTATTGGTTGTGATACTGGAGCACAGTGTTCCCACTGGTAGGTTTGTAGAATATTATTAGGATTAACCTGACCACCATTTCGTTCTATAAAACTACAATCTTTATGTTGACCAATCATCACATGTGGGTACTGGTCATACACCACGTCTATGTATTGTTCCTTTCTACAACAATGACATTTTGTAGCGACAAAACCTGGTGGATTCATACATTCAGATTCTGCGGTATTACACTCATCCTTAGTATTGTATAAATTAGTTCCGTTAGTTAATAGGTTAGGATTATTACTACCAATCATCACACAAGCTACGGTTTTTTTGGTGGGTGTGTATTTTTCACCAATTTGGTAAGATTGGGTTTGTACTTTTCCTGGGCCAGGACAATAAAAACATTCGTACCCAAAACCGTTTTGTGCACATGTTGGGACTTCCACTATTGGGTCGTCTTCACAACCAGAAGCTAAACAGGTTGGTAGGTCGGGAAATTGTCCAGCACCAAATTGGTTTTGGACACAAGCAGTACCTGATGGTGAGGATAAGTCTGTTTCACAGTTATATCCTGACCCTAATTGTTCTGATATTAATTGTTTAAATCTATTAGTTTCTTCTTTAATTGATTCCACATCTTTTTTGGTTATCTTCTTTTTATCGTAATTGTTGCCTACTGGCATCTTTTCTTTAGGCCCTTTAAAGTCTTTATCAACACCTAGAGGGTTTTTTGGGTCTTGGGTTTTTGGTGTGGTACCATTAACAACATCCCCACAACCATTCATAGCCGCACTTGGGATGGAAGATACAGGCCATGGTAAATGTCCTTGGTTACAACAGTCACAACAATAATCTTGTCCATCAGCGTTAGCTGTCGTACCAACACTGTGGACTGATATATTCGATGTGAGACCATAGAATGTTTGAGTTGGGTTACTTGGGTTGGTAATCACAATATTTGTACCTGCTGCGACAGCACATCCAGTACAGAACCTACCTATACTATGGTAGTTAGAGTCTGGTACAAAGTTAGCTGGAAAGTTTGCACAATCGTCACAACAACCACCCTGCACAGTTTCACAACCGTCAGATAAACAACTTTGTAGGTTGGGAAATTGTCCAGCACCAAATTGGTTTTGAACACAAGCAAATCCTGATGGTGTTGTTGGGTCCGATTCACAATTATACCCCGAACCTAATTGTTCTCTTATTTTTTCCATAATAACTTATTTTAATTTTTTTTGTAATTTAGATAACATAGCGGCTGCAAGTTTTTTTAACATCGGTAAACCATCCCTACCTAAGTAATTAATACCCGCGATATTGGTGATACATGGGTGACCACCACTGTTAGCTACAATAATATCATAAGCACTAACTTTGATGTAGTCTAGCATTTGTTTTTGTTTACGGGTTAAATCAGAAAATGGTTTATTTGTGATATCCACAATCATATCTTTAAAACTACTTTTCTTATCTGGGTTAATCCCTGTTATTTTATCGTTATATAAAGCAACTAAATCTTTAAACCTAAAACCAAAAAAGTCTTTTTCAGATTTAACATCACCAAAATCTTCATCACTTTGTTTCATTAGTTTTTGAAGTGTCGATGTTACACTACGTTCACTTATTCTTTTGATTTGTGAAAGGGGTACTTCTATAGCACTTAGCTCTGCTTTGTGTTCGTCTAAAACTTCAGAAGCCATCGCACCTAGATTCACATTCTCATCAAATTTTTCTTTAAATGGGTTGCAACTAGTTTGTAGTAACCCCATTGGCCAAATCATAAGAAAATATTCAACATCTGGGTGCATTTCTAAAGATGCGTATCTATCATAAGACCCGGGTTTAAAAGCGGATGGAATACCGTACTGCACCAAAACTTTACCATCTTTTTTAACCTTTTTAAAATCTTTAAGTCTTTCTCTGTAATTGTCAGCGTTATCTTGTAGTTCTTCAACACCAACAAACCCCATATCTTTTGCTAATTTTTTACCTGTCATAAACATACTCACGATACTAGGACTAGAGTAGGTGGCTAATTTTTCTAAGAACCCTGGTTTGTTTTTATAGGCTAATATTAATTTGTTTAAAGCGAAACCAGCAGCTTGTTTGTTTTTTTCAATAGCTTTTTCACTATCTAACTTAAAAATAAAACTAATAACCTCATCAGGTTTTATACCTTGTCTGTGAAAGTCTGCGGAATCAACTGTCCTAAATAAGTCTATGTCACCACTTGGAAATATGTCTGTTGGTGATATTATCCCCGATATAGTTTCTACGTTGGACCTTGCTGATTTAAATTGTGTTGACGCATCATCTTCCACACCTGTTTGACTGTCATGATGGTCGGTATGTATTTTAAATTCTGGTTTACCATGTGCGAAATCCACAAGAACCGGCATAACATCCTCACTAGCATCTGGTTTAACTAAAGCAAACTCTTTATCACCATACTGTATTGTCTTATAACCTATAACATCCACACCATACCTTTGTAAATATTCTCTCATAGCTATGGCAGAGACCACACCATCTAAATCTAAATGGAAATAAATTTGTGCTTTGGGGTAACGTTCAGCTAATTTTTTAATATCTTGTATACCACTTTCATTTATAAGTGATTTAGTTACAAGACCAACCTGTTTTTCCGTTAATACTATATTTTTCATATTCTATAAATACTTTATAAACCTTCTATAAATCTTTCGTACTCTTTTTCTCTTCTAACTTTATGTCCAGGCATACTAACTCTGTACGTTTTAATAGTTTCAGCAGCTGATTTATACACCCCCTTATCATCCCCAATAGTTTTTAATATAGCTAATACATCCGACCTTCTTAGTCCTCCGGCACCACCATTATACGATAAAGATAATAAAGCGTCAAACATACCTTGTGTTATAGATAAATATATCTCTTGACTTTCCCATTCCTCAGTAAAAATTTTTCTTAGTTTATCAGCGTGTTCAGTAGAATCTTGGTAGAGTAGGTCATCGGCTTCACCCTTACAGTTTTTACCATCACCTAAAACATCACCTTCTTTTACATCTTCAGAAGAGTGACCATAACCAATAGTAAAATTTTTTTCACCTTTGTTTTTATAAGCTTTACACCTTAAACCTTCTTCTTCTCTAATATGGTCCCAATACCACTGTGACGCCACAAATTCAGACGCTTTTTTAAACTGGGTGGTATCCAATTGTTCGGAAAGTAATTTAAATTGTGATTCGGTTATTACTATTTGCATAAAAAGGTTGTTTAAGATAAATACCCATAATTAGTTTATAAACCTTACTGGTTTATTGTGAATGTCGTAATTATTGTTATTCCATAATATTTTTTCATAGTTTATTTTATAAACAACTAAAATACCTCTCTCCTCTATCACAAAGTATTGTTACCGCGTTTTTTTTATCGTTGTCTCTCAACCATTGGAATGCTGTGAATACATTTGCTGCTGCACTTATCCCAATAAATAAACCATATTTTTTAGCTAAGTGTCTAGAACAAGCTTTTGCACATTCTGTGGTAACCATTCTGATTTCCGAAACTTTTTCTAGGTCTACTAAAAATTTACTACCATCACCAATTCCTTGTATTCCATGTAACCCAGGTTTACCACCAGACATTACCGGTGATTCTGCTGGCTCTACCGCGACTGTACTCATATTAGGCCACATCTCTTTTAAAAATCTATCAACACCCATAAGTGTACCACCAGTTCCAGTACCAGCTACAAACACATCAGGTATACACTCCCTTATTTCATTAGCGTCTTTGAATTGGTTATATATTTCGGGACCTGTAGATATGTAATGTGCTTCTATATTTAATTCGTTGTGAAATTGGTTACAATTAAACCAACCTTTATTTTTACACATCTCATCTCTTAGTGCAATTGCTCCATCAAAATCTCCTTCATCAACTTCTATTAATTCAGCACCATACACCTTAAACATATTTTTCCTTTCTTCAGACATATTAGATGGCATAATAATGACCATATTATACCCTCTTTCCGCGGCTAACATAGCAAATGAGATACCACTATTCCCCGATGTAGCTTCACATAGGGTACTACCCCGTTTTATTAATTTTAGTTTTTCAGCGTTATTAATAATAAAAGTTGCCATTCTATCCTTTACCGAACCACTAGGATTCATAAATTCAGCTTTCCCCCAAACTGTACACCCACCTATAGTTATAGGTATTAGTGGGGTTTCCCCAACATGGTCAGATAGTTTAGTTTTCATTAGTCTTCTATCTCCACACTAAACTTGTCACCTTGTTGAACCTGGTCTACAATATCTAAACCTTCAACAACTTTACCAAAACAAGTATGGTTCCCATCTAGATGTTGTGTCCCTTGTCTATTATGGCATAGGAAGAATTGTGACCCCCCAGTATTTCTACCAGCGTGAGCCATAGATAGGACACCCTTGTCGTGGTACTGATTACCACCACCTAACTCACATTCAATTTTATATCCAGGACCACCAGCCCCAGTTCCGTTCGGACAACCTCCTTGAGCTACAAACCCAGGAATTACTCTATGGAAATTTAAACCGTTATAGTATCCTTGTTTCGCTAAACCTATAAAATTTTGTACTGTCTTTGGTGCGTCTTTTTCATAGAACTCTACCACCATAGTTCCTTTGTCCGTATTAATTTTTGCTTTCATTTTTTATTTTTTTAATTTCTCTGTTAATGTACCAACTTGCTTTTTTTAAATCCTCCAACCTTTTACCTTTTTTATCTGCTCTTGAGATGTATTTTACCGCGTTCCCTAGGTTAAACCCCAACCCCCACTCTTCTATAACTTTAATAGCTTCGTAAGGATTGTCTTCACCCCCATAATGGTTTGGGTGGTTCACCATTTCATTTTTCATATATTCTTTTCTATTAAACTCTATAATATCTTCCTGGGTTGGTATGTTTTTATCCCACTGTGTGTTTGGTCCAATTCTTGGTTCGTCTTTATAATGTCTTAGGTTATTCATTTGTTTTGGTCATTTTTGGTAGTGGTTCTGGGTCTACGTAATCAGTACAACTACATATTTTTTTATTTGCGACTAAAGAAGAAGCTTTTAACAGACTTTCAAATGTTCCCGCGTCAGACCACCAAGACTCTAGAAAGTGACAACTCATTAACCTATCTTTTACGTAAAAATTATTTACATCTGTAATTTCTAATTCTCCCCTATCAGATGGTTTTAGACTTTTTATGTAGTTAAACACAGTATTGTCGTACACATATAACCCAGTTACACATAGATTAGATTTTGGGTTTTTAGGTTTTTCTTCAATACCCACCACATCACACTTGGTTCCCTTTTTTACGGTCGCAACACCAAATCTTTCTGGGTCATGAACTTCTTTTAAAAATATTCTAGCACCACCATCAAAATCGGACATATCATCAATGGTGATTTTATCATCAAATATATTATCACCCAGACACACAGCAACATTAGAAGCTCCTACAAATTTTTCAGTTAACCCTAATGCATGTGCGATACCACCAGCCTCATCTTGTATTTCATAAGATAATTTTAAACCCATCTCCCTACCACTACCTAATAAATTTAATATATCACCACAATGTTCTCTACCAGAAACAATCATAATATCCTTACAACCCATTCTTTTTAACGTCTCTAGTGGGTAATATATCATCGGTTTATCATAAACAGGTAATAAATGTTTATTAGTTACTTTTGTTAAAGGAAATAATCTACTTCCAGTACCTCCCGCTAAAATTACACCCTTAAGCCTCTTTGCCATCTTCTATAATTTCTTTTGCCGTTTTAAACTCAATAGGTTTATTTAATTCTTTTTCTAATTTCTTACAAGTACTCATCACTTTACCCCTAAGTTCCTCTATCTCACCAACATCTGTTTTACACACACTAACTATATCAACCGAAGTTTCTATTTCTCCAGGTAAAACTAGTGTTTGGTATCCGAAATCTTTTTGGATTTTTAAAGCAAAAGCTTGTAACTCATCTACTGGTGGTATTCTAATTAATTTAATTACTAGTATAGGTTCATACTTTTCCAATAGCAATTCATTAGCTATTTTTTTGGTGTTCTTCATTTTATCTTCCATATCTATTTTTATTTAAAGATAGATACATTGATATTTAATGTCAATTAATTTAATGAGAAGGGTGGGAAATCTTTTAGTATTTTTTGAAAGGTTGGGTTGGTGGTGTAGTCCTTTTGACTTTTAGTTAGTTTTTTCTCTAGTAACCCATCCACAACTTCATATATTTGGTCGGTAGATAGTGTAGCTTCCCCTTTGTCTTTGTAATTTTTTTTTGCTAATTCACTAACTTTATCAAAAAAAATATCTTTATCGATAGTTAGGGTACCAAACATATCTTGATAGGCCTGTTGGTCTTTATCGAAAAAGTTTTTAAGTGTGTTAATGTAAATTAAAACGTCTACTTCCATATTACAAATATATAAATTTTTTTTAACGAATTATAATAATTTCTTCATTATCGTCTTTTTCTTGTAGTCTTGGGCCTATTTCTACGTTCGGGGAATCCTTTATGTTAATAACCTCTAAGTTTTCTAGGTCAGCTAATGAGTCTGGTAACGATTTTAAATCTGGGTTTTTAGCTAAAGATAGGAATTTAAGTTTCTTTAGGTTGCTAATACTTTCCGGTATCTCACTTACTAAACCTTCAATGTGTAGGATTTGTAGGTCTTGGAAGGTTGTGAATTTTTCGGGTAATGGTCTTGACTCTAATTTATCAGCCGAACTACCACCTCCTGATTCAAAATCAAACCTGACCATGTCTTGGGGTAGACTACCCATAAACTCATCAAACCCATATATTGCAATGTATTTTGACACATTATCATTAGGGTATCTAACCTGAACTCTCTTACCATGTTGTTGGTCTTTGTTTAAGAACACTTTAAACATTTCTTTAAAGTATTCTTTTAACTCAGGTCTAGCATTTAAGAATGGGGAGAGAGGGACAGTCCTATCTTCTTTATCCATAAATTGATTTGACTCAAAGTGGAATTGGTATTTGTCTGTGGGGTCTTTTTTATTTGTAATAATGTAAAGTGGTCCATCTTTAGAATAGTGGTCGAAGTAATTATTAGTACTTCCAGCGGTACACCACCTTGTATTTGCACCGTAGTGACATGAAGCCTCTTTAGTTTTAGGGATTAATATTTCCCAGTTAGGACCATCATAAACCATTTCAGCGTCTTTTAAAACTCTGTCAGCTTTTGTTGTTGTTGCTTGTTCTAAAGAAAATCCTTTAGTTAAGTCGTATAGTTCATCAACAGAAGTTATCTTATTAATGTCTCGTTTCTCTTGGGGTATTTGACTTTTAAATCTATGAAATTTTTGTAAGTCTTCTGTGGTCTTATATAAATCTTCCATGAACTGTTCTTGGAGTTGTTCTAACTTAACACCCCACTCATTACTCCCATAAGCATAAACTTCATCTGCCTTTTGTTGTAACCCCATCCATTGTTTTATAATCCATTGTGAGTAAGCTCCTACT